TGGCATCCCGTTATAATCAATCATTGGAAAATATATTCCCTCTGTTGCATTTCTTAAAGCAATTACGTTATTTAAATTCCATGTTGTTTTTAAATTAGGATTATTACTTAAATTAATTTGATTAATGTTTTTATTCTTTATGATTTCATAGAATCCAGCATTCCCAGTAAAGAATTGTAAACTAATATCATTATCAATTATTTCAATAGAAACAAAACCACGCTTAAATAAAAAGCCATCAATTAATATTTCACAATCTAATCTATTATAAGGTATTGTTGAGTCTGAATTTAGAAAATCAGAATATCCAATTAATTGTAAATTCTTATTTGTTTTAGGTACTTTAAATGTATTTGAGTATTCGCTTTCTCTTTTGGTAATATCTTCAATATTAATTAAAGAAAATGATTGCACGATTTTTTCATCATCGTATAAATCAATGATTTCGTTTTGTATTTTAATTTCGAGAATAGCCACATTTATTGTCTTTGTATGTTTAACCTTTCAGCATATAAAAAGTTCATTGATATTTCATACATATTTTCCTTTGTATTGTATTTATCAAATGAACCAATATCTAATATTAACGGAATAAAAACACCGTTTATAAACTGCCAACATTGTATTGAATATCTAAGGGTATCTAAAAAATCAATTTGATTTAAAGTTAAGCCTGTTGCGTAAACTCGAAATCCATTATGTACGTTTTTAATTTCAGAATATCTTTTAATATTATTATTTAAGTACGTGCTTGTTTTTCCTATTTCAACATTAAAATCTTTTCGCTGTGTAAAAATATAATTACCTCTTCCGCCCTGTCTGTTTAACCAAACTATATTTACATTTTCATCTGAACAGCAATTATTTATTTCTTCAAATAAAGATTCTACTACAATAACAGTAATTGATGCAGTACCCTCAAAAGTATTTCTTAAATAAGCACTTGCGTTGTAATAAAAAGTTCCTGTTGATGTTGGAGCTAAACTCCAAAATTGAGTATAAGACCCAATTGTGTTATTTGTTATCCACGCTGGCAAAGTACTATTAATTATAAGCTGTTCACCATTAGGAAATAATCCATCTGTTCCAAAACTTACTTGAGTTGTTTTATTTTTTTCAACTCTAATAACTCTATCATATTTATTATATTGAATACCTGCGTTATTATAAACATTAACTGGTGGCGGACTTACAACATTAAAAACAAATTGATAACCATTATATTGTCCTGTTGTAAATCCTTTGTAAAAATAACTATCAAATGTTAATATAAAAGTTCCTGCTACTTCTATTTTTACCTTTATTTCTTTTATATAATCAGTTCCGTTCCATAATGAACTCGGATTTAATGCAGTAATATAACTTAATGGGTAATCTAATGTATTTACGTTTTCTGAATCTGATATTATTAACCAGTTAGGTATATTACCAAATTGATTATAACTAAAATAAGTAATGACAAAGTTTTCAATGTAATTTAAATTTATATCCATTGAAGGCTCATAATCATTAATATAAACATTGTTTAAATTAATGGTTATTTCCTGCCCTACTAATAAACTAAATGTCTTACTTGGAATTGCCATTATGAAGTTGTTATTATTCTATATTTAATTGAATAATTTATAGTTCCATTACCTCCTGAAATTGGGTCTCCGCTTGTTAATATTACAGAATCATTTATTACAGCAGTTCCAAAATCTGAATCAGTAGGGTAAGCATTATAAACTTTGCTTGTAGTTCCATTTAATATTGTATCTGTTAAAGGTTCTAATATTACAGCACTTGCAGTATTATAACCTATTCTTAAAGGCGCAGTTGTTGTAAAACCTGTTCCACCAGCTTTGTAATGAAATGAAGTATTTTCAATAACATAATATTTATTTGCTCCTGAAACTCCTAATAAAGTAATCGGTGTTGTGTCTAAAGCATTAATTTGAGCAGCTGTTAAACTTCCTGTTAATTCACTTACTGGAAATGTTTGCCATGTTTTATCACCTCTCCAATATTGTGAGGTTGTTCCTGCTGTAATTAAATCTTCGTACGAATCAGTAATGTCATTAACAACTGTTCTTACATCGTTTGCTGAAATATCGCCTGTTGTGTTATCTGCCAACAAAGAAGCGATTTCGCTTAATATCTGTGCTTTTGTTTTTACTGCCATTTGTAATTATGTTATATCAAAACCTTGTGTAAATTGATTTGTTTGAAATGCATTATTGAATCCTGTTACTGCTGGATTATAACCGTTAAATATATTTAATTTAGGATATCCATTTTCAAATATAGTAAAGAATGTGTTTCCGCATCCCCATAATAATTGTTCGTCTACATTTGTTAAAGGTAATCCACTACTAATATGTAAAGCATTTAATTGGTCTGTAGGTATACTTGAATTTAATACTAAAACTAAATCACTAACTTCGTCATCCCATTGTAACCTTACTGCATTAAATACGCTAAAATCATAATCCTGATATAAGTCAGGAGGTAGTATTTGAAATATCTTTTGAGCTAATCCTTTTATGTTTATTTCAACTTGAATATCACGATTAAATGTATAAGAAAAAGAACTTACTAATGTATAAGGTAAATTGTCAGGAAATTGTTCGCCTGTTTCAAAACCTTTATATAAACTAAATGTTGGTAATCTTAAATGTTTAATAAATACATTTCCTGTTATATTTGAACTAAATTCATTGTCAATTACAATCGTATTATTTGTTGCTGTTAATACTCTATGAATTCCTGAATAAATACCCGATGAAATCCATACATAATCATTTTTTACTGGAGTAATATCAAACGTATAATAAAGATTTAATTGTGTTTTTCCAGTTCCAACACTTGAAACTATTTGCTCACTTGCTGAAAATATTTGATATTGTTTAAAATCAAACGTAAATATAATTTCGGAATAAGCTGAATTCCAAAGATAATCGGGTGCATTTGATAAATATATATTTGTAGCCATTAACCTATACTCTTTTTAAATTCAGCAGCAATATCCGCTTCTATTTGTTTGGTAAATTTATCATTAAAATCATTTATCATTTGTTGTGTTATTACATTATCTAATAACCCTGTATTATTTTTACCGCTAAATAAATAAATTGAATTTCCTTCTCTATGTATTTTGCGACTAATTAAATATGCTAATTGATTTTCTGAAATATCACTTGTTATTCCTTTATCTTTAATCCATTGTTTTATTTTATCCTTAACTGCTCCGCTTCCTGTTTTAGTTGTTGGAGCACGTCCATAAATAGAATAATAAATATAATCCTCACTATAAATAATTAATTGATTATCAGTTATTTCATAACGTAAACTATCTGCTAATTTACCACTGGCTGAAATTGGTGCTGAAAATACAGATTCATTTCTTTCACCATTTATATACTTTACTGATTTTCTTTGAATTGGTTTTGTCTTTAAAACAATTTTTAAATCTGCAATAACCTTTTGAGCAAATTGTTCGATTAATATTTGTTGGCTAAGACTTAACATTTATTAGGTTCAATTATTGTTAAAGTTAAAAGCACTCCAGTCATAACTCCTTTAATTCTATAAACAGGCTGTAATGTGAAAGTTCCTTGAATAGCATAATTGTAATTGTCAAGAAAATAATTAATCCACGAAATTGCTTGGGTTTCCATTTGTGCTGTTTTTTCTTCCATAGACAATTGGCTTTCCTCATTTATAACCTCATCACTTTCCGAATCAGGTTCATCTTGTGTTAAGAATCCAATTACAACAGCATCCGTTTTAAATTGGTCTGTAATCCCTATTGTTTTGGTAATTGGCTCTAAATAAACAAACGTACCAATATTAAGTTCCTTTGCTGAATCCAATGCTGTATCTGAACTCCTACCATGTACGAATAAAGGATTAGTTAATGATGGGCAGTTATTTACGCTTTGCCTTATATCTTGAATTATAGTCATAATGTTCTAATTATATCTTTTACATTTTCCCAATACTCAAATCGTTGAGTATCTTTTTGTAATTCTTCAATGGCTAAAATACAACATATTTTTGCTTCATCTTTACTTCTTATTACACTACTCATGTAAAACTTACCTATTAAATAAAAGGCACATTCTATTTCGCTCATTTCTGTTTCATTAATTCACGTTCGTAATCTGATTTTAATTTATCGTATAATAGTAAATGGTAAACCACCCTTGTAGGCTGTTTTAATACTTCATCAATGGTACTACCCAATGCTCCACGTCTTGCTAATTCAACGTAAGTACCGAAACTTCCGAATCTGTCAAGCCTTTCAACTCCTGCCATGATTGATTTTTCATCTCTACTGCTTTCGTTGAGTTCATCATACTTGCTGTAGAAACTATCCATTGCCTTAAAAAAAAATCAACTGTTCCGATTATTTCGGCAAAAGGTTCTTCGCTTATATCGTCACCAGTTAGCATTTTAATTACTTCTGGTGCTAACTCTAAAAAGTTGCATTCTTTATTATTAGAAATATATTGTCTTACTTTTTCCGTATCTCCATAAGGTAATGAACCATAATCAAATGTTTTATATTTTTCCAATACATCGTTTTTTTCCATTATTGAATTATCTTCAATAAATGAAACGCAATTATAAATAGTGGCTACTGATTTATTTTGTAAACTGTTTAATGTATCTAAATCAATTCCAATTAATAAACATAAAGCATTGTCAGGTTCTTTTTCCTTAATTACTTTAATTGCTGTTTTGTAAGGTACATCATACCATGTTGTTGGTATATCGTACATCATTCCTTTTATTTCTGCTTTTATCATGTGTAAGTATTTCGTTTTCCAAAGGTAGTTATTTTCGGCTTCATAAATGTAATTTGTGGTTCTTTCCAAGTATGTATGCAATAACGTAATGCATCGCATCCGTCATCTAAAGTTTTAACTGGTTCTTCAAGTAACTTTTCGTTCCTGTCTTTTTTCCATGAATAAGACCTTAATTCTTTAATTAAATCAATTGAGCCTTCATGTATGTAAAGGTCTTTTGATTTAACGGAGTCAATTCCTTTTTTAACGTCTTTATTTGCATCCTTAATATTAAACCCTGCTAAATAAATTTCACGTATGCTTTCAGGTCTTGAATAGTCAGCAAAGATTTCCGCACTTCTGTTAATGTTTAGTTGTTTTAATCGTTCAATTAGTTGCTGATTAGTTAAATGGCTTTCATAAATCAATTGTTCAGCATAAAATCTTCCATCGTTCTCGGTTACTTTTATTAATGCAGTAGGGTGGTTATATCCAAAGTCAAGTCCGTATGCAACGTTACCTTCAGGAATGTTTTTTGTTTGTCTCCAATGGGTGAAAATTAAGCTTTCACTAAAACCGAGTTCACCCTCACCGAATACTCGCCACCAGTTTAAGTCTGTGTACCTTCTACTTTCAATTGACTTAACAATGTTTGCATCTAAGTATGGATTATCTTTGTAAGTTGATTTAATAAAGGTATGTTCAATTTCTTTTTTTAAAAGGTATTCATGTACCCAAAACTCATGTGAAGGATTGTAATCTAAATATATTTGGTTCTTTGTTCTTACTTCCAACTGGTTATAAGTTTCAAAGCTTACATTGTTACACTCATTAATAAATAAGTAATCACGTCTTGCACCTCTTACTTTGTCTCCATTATCAGCACTAAAAAATTCAATCATTGAATCGCCAACATGATAAATGTTTCCTGACTTGTTATGATTTTTTTCTGTATAGATTCCTTCCTTTTTAATTATGTTAAAGAAATCACGCATTGCTCCTCTTTTTAAATGTGGGAGTGTTTCACTAACTATTGAAATGTGAGTGCCTTGCTTTTTGAAGGCTATAAGAAAAAGTAATTGTAGTGTTGAATATGTTTTACTGGATGAAGTACCACCCTGACTTATTACAAGCCTTGTATCTGCGGTTAATAATTTACTGAATACATTTGTTGTGTTCAAATCTTATTTATATTATCAATATCCTCTTTATTTACTACATTGATATTTAAACCACCGCTCATTTTAGTTTCGTTATCAGTATAAGTCATTGACAATCTTTTTAATTCTTCGGGACTTGCAATTAATTTCATTAAAGCCATTTGAAGTGCTGGAGCGTTTGACTTAAACCACTTTGAACGCATTGATACCTTTAATTCTGTTTTATTTAGATTTAATAATTCTTTTAGCTCGTTACATTCGTTACTTTCTATTGGAAAATATTCATAAAATGTTTTTTTTGCAATAGGTAAAAAGGCAACAATATCTTCAATAAAAAACAACTTGTGTTTAACTATAACTTCCTTTGCTTGTTCGTATATCTTTTTTTTATCGTATGCCATTTGCCTTTTTTAATATGTCCGAATTTGTTGTCATTTTAATTCAACTCCGTTCTTTTTAATTTTAATCGTTGGGTCTAACTTCTTCATTCTATCAATAATTACTTGACAATATTTCGGATCTAATTCCATTCCGTAACATTTTCGTTTAAGTTGATGTGATGCTACCATTGTTGAGCCTGATCCGAGAAAACCATCAAAACAAATTTTAAATTCAAAATCTTTAAAAATATCACCGAATAAACCTACTGGCTTTTGCGTTGGGTGAACTCTTGTTTTTCCTTCTATATTTTTATCCCCTTTTCTTATCATCCCATTCCATTGCCATTTATATAATTTAGCCGCTTTATTAAATGAAGTCCAAGCTAATTCAACATCTGCAAAATTTCCTGTATTTTCTTTATCCCACACAATCCAACACATAGATGGATTCAGAAAATCTGTAAAATAATTCCCTCCCCAAATAACAAAATTTTCCATCCCTAAACTAACACAAGTTTGATAAAACTCTTTTGCGGTTTCAGTTGTATCATCTCCTATAATTTCAGAATAATTTTTAGCTTTTACAATCTTACCACCGCCTACACTTCCAAAACCTTTGTTAACTCCTATTTTACTCCCTTGTACTACACTAATACCATAAGGGGGGTCTGTAAATACTAAATCAATCACATTGTTATTCATTAACTTTGCAACTGAATCTGAATCCGTACTATCCCCACACAACAACCGATGCTCCCCGATTTCAAATAGATCACCTAAAACAATATCCGTTTCAATACCACCTTCAGGCACATCAAAGTCATCTTCTTCAGCTTCTAAATGAGTTTCCATTTCAATAGGTAAATCTAATCCCCATTCTTCTAAACTTTCTGCATCCCATTCATTTGCTAAAATATCCCAATCCCATTCACCAAATCCAACATTGTCTTTAATTATAAATTCTTTTTGTTGCTCTTCTGTTAAATCACTTGCTTTTACTATTGTTACTTCTTTCAAACCAGCTTCAATACAAGCTTTGTGCCTCATGTTACCTCCAAGTATAACCATTTCATCATTTACAACAATAGGTCTTAACTCAAGCATTTGAGGAAATTCTTTTATTGACTTGACTAATTTATGGAACTTGTCATCCTTAATTAATCGTGGATTGTTTGGATTGCTTTTTATCGCAGTAATTTTTACTTTTTGGATTTTCATTCTCAGCTATTTAACAACAAAGATATAATTAAAAAGATAGCAAACAAAATTAATTGATAATCACTTTTTTTCATTTCGTTTTATTTCAATTAGCTTCATGTATAGTTTCCAATTAAAGTTACCTCTTACTTGGTTTACTTCTGTTTTCTTTACCCACCATTCAGCTTGGCTAATTAGTGAAGTCATGTTGTTTTGTGTTTTCATTTTGTCATTAATAATTTTAATTATTTGATATTCTAATTGTTTTGATGTTAACTAAGTCGCTATAAATATTCGCTAAGATGTAAGTTAGCGGTAATGCTAAAACAACAAGTCAATAGTTTCTTTGTCGTAATATCTGACCGTGTTTTTACTTCCACAATTACCACATTCATCATTAAAAGGTATATTACACCCTTCCATTCCACAATCCTTACACCAAGTAAAAACACTATGTATGTTCTTACCAACAAGTTCTTTTTCCCAAGCACTACCGCTAACATTGGTTTGTGGCAAGTGCGGATGACGCTTTTTAATTATCTTTAGTTTTTCTAATAATCTTCGTATCATAATTTTAATTTTTGTGTTTCAAATTCCGCACCTGACCACAAGCCAAGTACCGTTATGCGCAATGCCACAGCGTTTCAAAATAAAGTTTGTTGTGAAATTACGGCATTAAAGCGTTTTTCCTGCGCTTCAAAGTAGCCCTTATCTATTTCAAATCCCACAAAATCCAACTTGTGCTTATGCGCTGCAATCCTACTGCTTCCGCTTCCAACGTGTGTATCTAAAATCAAATTGCCTTCCTTCGCAAATCGGTTAAATATCCAGTCATATAAGTAAATTGGCTTCTGTGTGGGGTGTATTCGTTCCAAGCCATCTTTTGCATTAGCACCAACCCAACTCTTGGTTATTTTGCGTAATGCTCCATTATAGCTTGTCCAAGCTAATTCACCATCAGCAAAGTCATTTTCGCCTGTTCCTTTATCCCAAAATAACCAAGCACCTGTCGGCTTCAGGTATTCAGTCATATAATTTCCACCCCACACAATTTGATTTTTTGATACCCTAAACAACTGCTCCCAATATTCAGCAGTAGGTATTGCGTTATCCCAATCGGCTTCACCTCTGTAAATCTTCTTCTTGCCGTTACCAAGTTGCATTTTGTTAGCCCCAATTCCATAAGGTGGGTCTACTACTGCAATATCAAAATACCCATCGCTAAAACGCTTTAATGCCTCAGTGCAGTCTTCTAAATAAACTTTATTGGAAGGCACAGCGCATAACACGGGTTTTGCGTCATTGGGGTCTTTCGTTTTCAAATCAAGTTCTGTCATATTATTAAGTTTAGTTTTTCAAATGAGCTTTAGTGTTGGTAATCCCCAACGAACGCAAAGCCCGAAAACGTTATGCATCACCTTGCAGACGCTCCGAAACGTAATCCTTGACTATTTTTTTAATCGGCTCGACAAATTCAACACGGACACGGAAAGCAATAGTTTTTGTTTGGTAAGGAGCAGGTTTGCGACCTGCTCCTTTTCTTTTTCCGCCTTTTATTCTATTATTTTCCATTTCCCATTTTTGATATTATTTTCAAATCTATCATGCCCAACATAAAATTTTGATGAGCTTCTACCAGTTGAAGTCGTGTACTTACAGCCGGGTTGGTCTAAATTAATTCGCTTTTCTGTTACAGATGTAATAATGTAAGTATTATTAAATACTGTGTCAAAAATTTGTGTGTTTGCTATTGCTTTCATTTTGTTTGTTTTTAATTATATAGCAAATATACAACCTATTTTGATAACTGCAAACTTTTTTCAAAGTATTTTTCATTTATTTTAAAAATAGTTTCTAACTTGCTGATAATCAACACGAAAAAATAAGGCGAACGCATAACAGCAAATAAGCAAAACTCCGCTATCGCTACGCTTCGCCTATTTGCAAAACGTTATATCCATAACATCATTTTAAAGGTTTTAAGTTATCGTATGTTTTGCCCTGCTCTTTAAGTTTTAAAGTTAAGAATATTAAAGCCTGCGTTTTCAGATACCACTCAAAAGTTAAATTATTACTTTCAATTACTGATTGAACTATTGTTTCAAAACCTTTCGGGTCTGATTCTTTTATTTTAGACTTAACTATAAATTTATGATACCTTTCCTTTGCCTTTTGTTTTATTATTGCTTTGCTTTCATCTGAGAATGATATTTGAAAGTTATCGTATAGAAACATATAAATACTTGGTAGATGCATTACATTGTCATCGTGATTAACTACTGTATCAAATCGCTCACTTAATTTTTCAGTACAAATATTAAAAAAGTAGTTTGCTATTTCCATGTTTTTCTCAAAGAATTTATACACTGGCTTATTAGTTGTTTGAGGTACATTTTGAAATTTTAACCAAGCTTTTATTGATGCATCACGCTGTGGTGAATTAAAGTAACCTTTTATGAATTTACCAAAGGTAATTACTCCATAGCCTACAAAGTCCCCAAAATTACCAAATAAACCCATTTTAAAAGCACTTTGCAGTTCAGACATAGTTGCACCTTTATACTGCTCTAAAACTGTTTCATAAATAAAATTAGCCACTTTTTTAGTTTGCTCATTATCTAAGTTGTATTTTTTGTTTTCACCTGATAATTCAATTGTATTAATTATTAAGGCAAATAACTTAGTTAAGGCATCCTGTTTATCCATGTGGATAATCTTCTGTTCATTTTTAACTTGAATATACAGCCTTTGATATTCAGGTAGTTTCTGCATGGCTTCAACTTCTAAAGGTGAAAATCCATTTGTTGTCGTTATGTTACTCATAATAATTTATAATCATCCCAGTTAATATTTTCTATTGATTTCATTGCTGTTGCTATTCTTACCTCCGAAGTATTATTATCTTTTATAAAATCAACTTTTGCTTTTCTGAAAGCATCTTTTACCCACATATTGATTGCATGGTAATCTGACTTGTATTGAACACCCTTACTTGCTTTGTAGTCGTTTAGTTTATCCAGCATCCAATTAACTTCGTGTTCAGAAAATTCAGAATTTAATTTATCTAATTCAGTTTGAGAAATAAATACATATTCACGAAGTTGAATTTTTTTACTTACGACTTGTACTTTTACTTTCTCTTGTTCTTTCTCTTTCTCTTTCTCTTGTTCTTTATCTTGTAGGTAAGGGGGTTGTGTACCCCCTACAATAGGGGGTTGGTTAGGGTTAAATTGTTCATCTTTAGTTATATCATAATAACCTTTTATCTGAGCATCAATTGAATGTTTTTGTGATATATAGGCAAATTTTGCCATTCCTTTTAAATTAGGTTCTATGTTTTTAAATTGCTTATTAAATAAAGCATCATAAAAAGCTAATCTATCTTTATCATTTAATTCAGTTGCAACCTCAAAATAACTTATATAAAATTTAATTGCTTTCCTCATTTATTTAAATTTAAAAGCCCCTAAATGTTCGATTGACTTACGAGGTCAGTACAGCATCTACTCTGTACATCGAACATTTAGAGGCTAAATGTTTTTAATGTAGATGTTATGTGAAATCGGTTCGTTACTCCGATAGTGCAAATATACTAAATTAATTTTAATTGTGCAACATGATTGTTAATTCTTTTTATTGCCTTATCAAAGTATTCTTTGTCTAATTCACAAGCTGTTAATTCAAAACCATAATCATGGCATGCTATTGCTATTGAGCCACTACCTAAATGGGTGTCAAGTATTTTATCCTCTTGCTTTGCATATTTGTCAAGGAGCCATTTATAAAGTTCTTTTGGTTTTTGTGTTGGATGTATTTTTTCATCTCCATTATTTATATAAGCATCTGCTCTTGACATTGAAAATATTTTAAAAGTATTAAATGAAGTTTTCGCTAATTCTCCGTCTTTAAAAGTTCCACTTCCTAATTTATTCCAAATAATAACACCGCTTAAATCTATATCAAAAAAATAGTTGCCGCCCCAAATAATTTGATTTTTACTAACTCTAAATAATTCGTTAAAATACTCTTTGCTTGGTATTTCATTATCCCAGTTTGTTAAATGATATTTTTTATAAGTTCCTGCATTTTTTGTAAAACCTTTTTTATTACCTAATTTATTTTGAATTATATCTGCGTTAATCCCATACGGAGGGTCAACAATAGCCAAATCAAAATATTTATCTGGGTATCTTGCCATTAAAACCATGTTATCTTCATTAGTAATTTCTATTTTATCAGTTAATTTCATGATTCCAAACCTTTGTAAAATTCTTCACGCATATTTGAATTCATAGTGTGATAAATATCTCCTATTTTATCTAAGTATTCACCTTGAGTTATATTTCTTGTTTCAAGTTGTTCTAATAGTTTAAAACCGATTCTTTGCCACAAATTAAAGTCAGCCAGCATCTTCTGTTTATATTTTCCTGTTAAGTGAGTGCTTTGCTCAATTGTTGCCTTGAATAAACCAATTAATAAATGGCTTTCAAATTCAAGTTTTGCCTGTTCAGGTGTTAGTTGTTTTTCCATGTTCTTTTGTTTTTAGTTTATAATATTTAATTAATCCTTTTATTTCATCGAGTGTAAGTTTTAAAGCATCCCCTCTTTTATTCATTAGTCTTGTGTAATGGTATTCTCCTATTCTTAAAGGTAGCCTAACTCCGTATTCAATATGGTTACCATGTTGATGTTGGTTGCAGTAAACACATTGCCCATGTACATTACTTTCATCAAATCGCAAGTTTGGATAACTGCCAACTGAAAAATAATGACCAGCATCGAATTTAGCACCTAATGGTCTATCGCATGATATACATGGTTGTTTTGAATCCCTTGTTCTGATATACTTATTAAACACTACTTGAAGAATACAAAGCCATTCAGTTCGTGTTCTTAGGTTCTCAACAAGTATCTTTTTTTTCTCAATCCATGTTTTCTTTTCAGCACCTATTAAAGCACATTTAGGACTGCACACTCTTTGAGTTGATTTATAAGGAGTGAAGTCTGCACCGCACTCCTTACATTTTTTATTTTTTATTAAACGCATTTAGATAATCGTTAAATAAGTTTCTTGAAATAGTTACTTTCTCAATCATTCGCTCCTGTACCTCTTCATTAGCTTCCCATCTTCTGATATATAAACCAGCATCGGAGTTAAGAATTAAACGAGGGTCAAAGGATATAAAGTCGCACCATTTACGACCGCTTAATAAAAGATAGCATTGCATTTGATAATAATAATCATTGTTTTCACTTTCAAAAGTATCTTCATTAAAAAAGAAATTCAAGTGATTACTTCCTACAAATGGGCATTTTATTTCAATCATACCTTCCTCACCTACTAAGCCATCAGGACTGCCTGTTAATCCCTCTATATTTTCACTTATAAGCAATTTAGATTCGATAACCTCATTACCAGTCCTTGCAGTATAATATCGTTTCGCTATTGGCTCATTTTCGTGTCCCCATGCTGTCGCATAATTATCAATACTTTGTTTAGGCTGACCGCTTAACCTTTCGTAAACTTTCTCACGAATGTAAGTTTCTGCACCTTTGCTTAATAAATCTTTTTTTGAACGTGGTTCAGTCATAAGTTTCCAAATCTCACTTCCGGTGAAATTACCTAATCTGTTTTCCCACCACGTAGGTGAATATATTTCTATTGTTGATTCCATAGTTTTAAAGGTAGGGGACAAATTGTCCCCATTTGTTAAAGTAATTTTTTAATATGATTTTCTATTTCATTACTTACTCTATATTTTTTTCGTACTTCGTCCATTGTGCCACCATTACGAATGTACTCAACTACTTTTAAAAAGTTTTCATGTTCAATAGTTAATTCAGGTTTTGAAGCATCTGTGTCTTTATCAGTTACAAGCCCTAATATTGAACTTAAAGCATATCTGCGAATGTAAGTAATTGCACTTCCTAATATTTGATAGTCATTCATTCCTTTTAATTCAACTTCTTTAGGAATATTAATTAAGGATTCTAATGTTTCTCCTGTTTCAACGTGGAATACAATTGTCTTAACACAATCGCCCATGATAGGTTGAGTAAAGCCTAATTGATGTTTAGCAAGTAAAGGATTAATAATATTAAAGATAGTTGGAAGGTCTGCATAGGAATATCCATAACCTTTTGTTTCTTTGTGAATCACTGGCACTTCTTGTTGGAATGATGCTAAACTTTTAAATAGTGATTTTGTTTCTGTTGTTTGTTCTTTTGTTTTCATTGTTCTTTGTTTTATTAGTTATTAAAATGGCAGTTGGTCATCTATTATGTTTGGAGTGTACTTTGTTTCGTTTGGATAAGTCTTTGTTTCACTATCTTTTTTATAAGGCTCTTGAAATGATGCACTGAAATACTTTGTACCTTTTTGCGATTCCTTAAACCATAAAGATATTTCCATGTCCTTACCATTTACGTTTACTGTTCCTTTGTAGTCAGGTTGTTTCTCATTTGTTTTTTTTGCATTCTTGAAGATTGCGCCTGAATTGTTTTTGTTTTTACTTTCCATGTTTCTGTTTTTTATTTGTTATTGTAAATTCTTTGAATCGTGTATTGCTTTTAGAGTTGATGCACCATTGCTCATTAATGGTATAACCTTTTTCTCTAATCTTAGCCAATACTTTGTGCAGGTTTAATGTACCGCAGTTACATTCTTTTTTTGTGATAGCATAGGCATTTGAGCCTGTTATCACTTGCCCTGATAATAGAGCATCGAGGATTGCTTGTTCTTGTGTTTTCATAGTTATTAATTTATTGCAAATATAAAATAAATATTTAATATAAAAAATTATAAGTTAATATTTTCATATCATTTTTTAATTTGATGTATCTTTCAATTAATTCAGCATCGTAAATTTCTAATCTGTTATTAATACCTACTTGTTTAGATACATCTAAAAGTTCACTTTCACAATTATTTATTTGCTTTAATTTATCAATACCAAAAGTCGATAAATTGTCTACATTAAAATTATTTTCCATACTTTTCTTTTTTATATAAATAAAATTCAATTATTAAATCTAAAAGTTCATCATTACAGTTTCCTGTTTTAAAAGCCTTGTTAATAGTTACAAGGCTGAACTTTTTTCCTTTTTCAATTCCGTATCTACGGATTCGAGTTTGGTCTCCAAATGAGTAATACTCATTAATCTGCTCTTTAATTTTGTCTGTGATAATCATAATCTGTTGTGTATGTTGGATGAATGGTTGAAAGATAATCTAAAATGTTATTGTTAATTTGTTTTGCTATTTCAATCGTATCTCTATCGGTTACTTCAATTACTATTTTATCTCTGTTTTCGATTTCTTCATACTCAGGCGGATTCTCATAATCGCCTGCTCTTAATAGCTTATCATATCGTTCGTAGCAATAATCGCAAGTTATTTTAAGCATTCCGTTGCCTATCTGTTCACATTCCCACTCCATAAGTAAATGGTAATCTAAACTGCTACCTAATTGGTACATGGCTACAACTCCGTTGATGAATCCATGAAATACATCTTTGTTCATATAAATGATTTTACTTTGGTTATTACTTCGTTAAATTGTTCTTCTGTTATTTGCTCAAAACCGCATGGATAATTCATTGCCCAGTCTATTTTTTTAATGATTACTTCATCAGACCATAGGCAAATATGAATTGTTTGATGTTCTTCAATCTTCCAATACCTGTTGCCATCTTTTGTGAATAGAGGTAGTTGCACCTCTATTTCAACTTTTTCTGTTTTGTCAATTGTTACTTTCATTGTGTTTTGTTATTTATATATTTTCATTACTTTATCAATATCGCTGGCAATTCTTGTTAAAAAATTACCTAATGTTTCATCAGGCATTGAATACCATTTAGCAAGTTCATTTAATAAACTGCCTTTAATAATTACTACCTCATGAACTCCGTTAGTTGTGTTAATTAGTGTTTTCATTGTTTGTGTTTTAATTATACAGCAAATATAAAGAGTTTTTAAATAACTTGCAAATAAATTTTAAATATATTTTATAACTTGCTGATAATCAAATCAATTATTTTCAATAAAAAAAGCCACGATTAAGTGGCTTAATAAAGAAATATAGAAATATAGGTTAGTTATTTGCTTTCCTTTTGATTTTTCTTTTTTCAAAGTATCTAATTATTCCTGCTACTAATAAAGTAACTATTGATCCAACAACTCCATTATCAACCCCCTGAATAATTGCACCACCTCCAGTAACTTCATGAATGGCCACTGCTGTATTAACTACTTCACTAACTGCTGTTGTTAATGTATCTTGTACTACTTGTAATAACATTTGTATATTGTTTTAAATTGTTTTATATTTGCTCAGTTCTTTGTGTTTTTCATTTATTAGTTAAACAAGACCTGCTTAGAAATAGGCAGGTTTTCCTTTTTATAAGCTTTTCAACATTTCAATTAATTTCGGGTGAGGGTACATATCAACTTTATCTTTTCGGATTGAGTTATGAGTAAACACTCCATTAACTCCTAATAAAGCTCTTTTACTTATTGCCCAAATATCGTCATTATACGTTAAATCAATATTGTATTTTGCTTTTAAATGTAATAATAAAACTTTTAAAGATGCTATCTGTGCATCTGTGTAATTATGCCAATACAAATAACCTTTAAATGCTTTATCAAGTTTTATTACATCTGTAACTTCTCTATTTACATAATTATAATATTTACCATCTTTTTTTAAAGTAAGCTGTCCCCAGTTACAAACTTCAATACCGATTGATATTTTATCTAATGGTTGGTAAGGTATATTGTTTGCAGTAAATTGTTCTTGTTTTAATCCTAAATGGTAAGCCCAGAATTTATCATTAAAACATTCTACAATTTGTCCATCCGTTTCACCTTTTGCTTTTCCTGTTATAATGTATGAGGTTGCTATCCTATCTGCGTTTGTATTCCACCAATTTACAACACCTTTGCCACTTTCATTCCCTGCGGTATGATGTAAATAAATTTGTTTTTTAGCAGTTACTTCTTCTATAAACTGCCCTTTGTTTAATGGGTAGTTAAGTATGTTCATAGCTTATTTCTTTTGGAAGTATTGCTTCAGGTAAATGTGTTGGATTAGGATTATATTTATTGTTCTGTAAACAATTATAAAGCTTAGCTTCCAAGTCATTTACTCTCATGTTTGTATGAAGTAACCATGCTAATAAAACTGCTGTTGCTCCATACTTTTTTATTAATTCTAATGTATCTTTCATAATTAATTATTAGGTGGAGTGTAAGGACTTAAAGGTATATTTAATAAATATGAATATTGAGTTTTTGCAATATCCTGTTCATCCTGTTCACTTAAAAATAAAAAATAAACTCCGTTTATATCTTGAACAAAATTAAAAAAAGTATCACTATCAATAAACACTCCTTGTAATTGTTCTGCTTCTTCGTTTGTAACTATTCTGCCGTATTCCATTATTAAAAAGTATTTAAACCAAAATAAGTCATTAAAGCATTTACATTATTAGTAAAATTAGTTGCTTCCGTATCTGTTAAACCTTCCCCAATTGATGAAAATCTACACTGTTTATTTGAATAATATAAAGTACCACTTGGATTATTCCAACGACCTATATTTATACTATTTGCACTCCTTCCAGTTGAATTTACAGATGAACTTGTTTTAGTTCCGTTTTTAAATATTTGTTGAGTGTTTGAAACTAATCTTGATGTAATATAAAAACCTTGTGCGTTTGTGTTTGTGGCTTGTGTATTGGTTTGTGCGTTTACTCTACCCGCAAAAACATCACCCGTAAACCTTGAATATAAAACTATTGAATTTGTGCCAGTTGTTGGGCTTCCACTTGCGCCTATATCAAAATGATTACCTACTGAATTTGTACCACTGTAAAAACTTAAATGAGCATTATCTTGCGTTAAATTTGTAGACGGTATTAAATATGTATCTGCAAAGGCACTTGTTCCGTTTGGTGTCATGCCTGAACTTGAATGAGTCCAGCCAGTTGAAAAAGTTAATCGAAATGCTCCGTTTGTATCTAAAGGATTTACTAAATTCCATTTATTATTCGTTGCTGTGCTCCAAAGTGGTAAAATCATTTCTTTTATTTTACTGTAATAACCTTGACTTTTAGCATTTACAAATAAATAAGTATTAATTGCGTTTTTATCTGCATCACTTGTTATTGCTGTGTTAGCAGTAAAGTAAGCCTGTGCATCGGTATCATAAGCAGGTGCTACCGAAACAGGTTTATTCCTTTGTTTAAATATACTATTTAAATTGCCTATCATATATTTTTTTCTAAATAAGCAATTATACTTCCGCTTGTTAAAGTAATTGCTGTGATATATTCAAAGTAAGGCAAATAATAAGTATCACCAGCTTTTAAAGTTTTTCCACTTAAACCTAATGAAGTTAAATAATTATTACCTCCTCCAGTTGCAACACTTACAACTGTATCTTCACGAACATAAAAAGCACATATTTGTTTTCCTGTTCTTGCGTTTGTATCTGCAATAAGTTCCGAACCTCCTGAAACTCCTGCTCTATTTGCGAATGTTATCATTTTTTTATTCTATATAAATTATACAATTAATTGAAACAGCTATTGGATTTGTTACCCATGCTGGTGTTTGTAATCTTAAAGTAATATAATCACCTGCATTTACACTTCTTGAAAGTCCTGTTATTAAAGAATTATTTAATGGATTACTATTAAATAAAATACTTGTTGATATGTTAGTATAAGAACCATTAACTCCTAATGCAAGAGTTGAACTTTCGCCACTTCCGAATGTTTGTCTTGAAGAAAATACAACCGATTTAATTGTTCCGCTTTTAGGGCAAATTAACCTCGTATTTGTATCAGTTGTAAATGGTACTGTTTGAATTGAACCAATAAAATAATTTTGATTATCGGCTAAATTAATCGAACTCGTACAAATCATTTGTAGTGAATAACCCTTTACATAACTTACTAAGTCTGTTTGGTTAGTAATTGTTCCTGTTATTGCACCCCAAACTCCACTATTTGCTGAAACTTCTATATAAACACTTCCTGACCATCTGTAAACCTTATTAGTATCTAAAGCTACATAAATTTTATTTGATGCTCCAGTCACAGGAAACGCTGCTAAGTTTGCATATTCTAAAACATCACTTACATAACTTGGTAAATAAGCCGCATCTATTTTAGAATCACTTTCTAATGGAGCATAACCATTTGCAACACCTTTATTTGCTATATTTTCAGGAGTGTAACCTAATGCAGTTGCAACTGATTTATTCTTCCATAAGTCTGTTGAACTTTCATAAGTTAATATTTGATTATTTGAAAGACTTGAAATATAACAATCATGAAGCTCCGATAATTCCCAACCGTTCATTATCTTAACATAAATCTTACCATTGTTTTGATGAGCATATTCCACATAACCAATAACAACAATATGACCAGTACTTCCATCAGGTTTTATATTTGTTAAGCTTCCAGCAGTTGTTGGACTTAAATAAATAACATCGCCATCAGTCCACGTTTCACCCTGTAAAGTTCCTGTTGTATCTAAGTTTTCTATCTGCCCAACTGTAATTACAAAACCTTCCTGATTATTATTTATATTTTCAGCAACTATTCCAATTGTATCTGCGCTGTTTAAATCATTATTAGCTTGTGCAAAATTTACTGCTAATCTTTGCCCCTGTGCGCTTTGAACTTTTACAGCTTGGTAATTTGCTCTTAATAAATTTTGAGTTGTTTTATTAACTACTCTTGCGTATAAATCCTGTGCTAATTTTGCATTGATGTTACCGCCTTTTAAACCTATTTCACCAGTTCCTAAAGTATCATTCCAAACTACTTTACCAACTGCATTTGTATTTGTTGCTGTTGTATCTAATTGTAAATAATCACTTGTAACACCGCCTGTATTAATTGCGTTTGTTGTTGTTGAACCTAAGTCAGTAACGCTTTGTAAATCTTGACTTCCACCAGCACCACCACCAACGTAAGACAAAGCACTCCATAAATTAGTGCCATTACCTATTTTAAGTTTAAATGAAGTATTAACTGTATCTTCTATACCTAACTGCCCCTTTAATAAAATAGTTGTTGTATCGGCATTCCATTGCGCTGTAGTCTTTGTTAAATGCTGAATGCTCCAATCTATTAAGCCATCATTAACATTTCCAGTTTGAGTTCCTAAATCCTTTATTCCAAAGATATTTAAAACCACATCCGCAAATGATTTTAACTTCAACACCCCATTTAATATTTTAAGCTTATAAGGTGTCATGAAGTTCTTATTGTAACGTGATTTTCAAAAATAATTTTATCAGTAATAACAGAATAAATAATATTATTTGTGTCTTTTACTTTTACATCATAAAGAAACAAACCAACCAAACTTGTATTTGCAGAAGTCATAGTAAATTCTGTAATTCCTTCCAAAGCTGTTACATGAGTAGTTGTACTCAAACTAATTAAAGCTTGTGCATCTGTATCTTCATATCTTTTCTTAACAGTAAAAAAGCAAGTGCACCCTGTTAAATTGAATGCAGTGCCATCTTCAGAAAGTATCTGAATTTTTACTGGATAAGTATCACCAACAATCCTTCGGATAACCACAAAACCCCCTTCCTTTTTTAATTAATTTTCTTTGCCCTAATTGTCTAATGTTTTGTTCTTGCATTAACTCCCTTTTATCATAGGTATCATAAAAGTTATATTGCACAGAATCGTAAGTGAAATTATCATTAAATAATTTATCTTTTAATTTATTTAAATAAGCGTTCTTTTTGCTTTGAACATCGCCCATTAATTCAGCACGTCTTTTATCAGTAACCTCAACGCTTGTATCTTCATTGTTTTGTCTTATTCCGTACTGGCTAACATTAGCACCATGCCATAATAAGAAACGATAATAAGAACCTAAAACTAAAAAAGGTTTAATGTATTCATTAAATAAAGCTGTTAATTGTGGCTTTGTTGCAAGGTTATCCATTAAATCAGTATAAAACTCATTTGAAACCCATGATTCAAATTCTACTTCTTGAGTATCACGAATGTGAATATCTAAGTCAGAATCTTTTATATTCTTACTCATTCTGCAATAAGCATCAAAGTCGCTTTTAATTATTAGTGGTTTGTATGCCATTGTTTGTATTTAAATGTTCATAACCAGCTATCTGTCTGCGTTCATCAACTGTTAAATCTTCTAATATTTTACTATCAATAAACTTAATAGGTTTTAATTGAGTTAAAGTAAAATCTAATTGTGGAAAGCATTGATGTAAAGCATCACTAATTAAACTTTGTAATACTTTAACTCTATTATTAAAAAGTTCAATATTATCTGCTATTATATTTGTTGAGAAACCTACATTACCACCTAATCCAATTAAAAATGGTGGCACTCCAAAGGCTCTTGCAACTTTATCAGCAACTCTTTTAGTGCTGTTTTCTATTGCGTTTAAAATACCTTCATTACTCAATGGTTGATAAACAGCAAGTTCCTCTTTTGTCTTTGCTTGTAATATTAAAAGCTTTTGTCTTCCACTTGCTCCTGTTTCATCTTTTACATTACCTGTAAATTGTTCTAATGTAGCATCTAAATAATCCTGTTGAGTCATTCCGTTTTCATCTTCCTGTGAATTATCATAGTTTCCTACTATGTTTAAAATTCCACTCGGTAAAAATGAATTTGTTACTGATTCAAGTTCGTATTTGCTATTCTCACTATCTGTATTAATATCTTCTATTGCACTATAAAATGTTGGAATAGGATAATAATTTTTCATTGGCTTTTTCCTAAAATAATAAAGGATTTCACCTGTATTTTCACCCCACTCTAAAACGTGTTCCCTTAATTGTTCAGGAGTTATTTCTGCACCATAAAAAGCAGGAAACTCTTTGTCCTTTTCCTTTTTATATTTATTACTTCCAAAAGTATTATTGATAATAAAAGTACCTCTATCTGTTTTTCTTATCTGTTCAAAAGGTACAATTTTTAATTCCTTTACTTTACCATCTAAACCCCTCATTACATACAAAGAAACAGCCTGAAAAGGCGCAACGTAACTTGTAATTTCTGAAATAAGTTCGTTAAATGTTTGCTTTTCATTAATCTTAAATTCTCCTAACTGCTCATTAACTAAACCATCAGCATAAATATATTGACTTAATACATCAATACATGCTGTTGCAGTTCCGCTTTCATCTAATTGTTGTATTAACTTTTGAGGAAAGTCATTATTTGCACCGTATTTTATTAAGTCTGTATTGTTATCTTTTGTGATTTTAACAATACGATTTTTATACGTTAAAGTGCGAGGTTTAAACATGATTTCAAATTTAAGTTATTATAAATAAGTGTAAAGATAGTTAATATAAATCTTTATAATCTACCCACTTGTTTAATATAGTACTTTGATTAGGTGGATGCAAAACAAGTTTTTCTTTTGTTTTAAACCATTTTAGTTGTGGCATTAAGCCAGCAATGTAAGTATCAATTTGTTTTTCTTCGTTTTCTATTTCTTGAAGTATAATCGGAATTGCCGATTTATTTACTATGTAACCATAACCGCCCCAACTTGCAAAACACTTATTTAACATAATTGAATAATTAACTGTACTTCCATTAGGTGAATAACCACCTAAGTGGATGCCATCCCAATCTTCAGGCAATTCTTTTAAACAATCTTTTAATTTATTAATAAAGTCATCTGTAAAATCAACGTCATCTTCTAAAATAAAAACACTCTCCAAACCTAAGTTCAAAGAGTGTTGAAGTATTGCCTTATGACTGCGAAGCGTTGCTATTTCAGTCGGCAATAAAAAACCATTATGATTTATACCTTCGGCTTCTGTTGCCTTCCACGTTTCCGCTTTGATTCCTGCTCTTTCGGAATTTCTTCTGAATTGTTTTCTCCTACCTGCAGAGGATTGTAAGTTAATGCAATAACATTTTCCGATATTTGCTCGAAAGTTTTTTTTTCTTCCTGTAATTGTGCATCATACAAAGGATTCAATTCAATCAAATGCCCCTGACCACTAACAAACATTAAGTTTGCAAAGTAATCATTAAAGTTTAAATGATTTACTAAAACATCATTTCCTGATTTATCTTTTGTAATAATATCACAAGTAATAAATTCTTGTTTAATTTTAAATTTTAAATTCATAATCTTTTTAAAATAGTTAATCCGTTGTTATTTGTATATTGTCTGTAAATATACCAATCTTTATTTGCTTCTAAAAATTCATTTACAGCTGGCATCAATCCTTTTTTGTTTTCCGTTTGGTAGTTTTCCATGATTTCAGGAGTTTGCCAATCAGTCGGTTCATCACTTGCCCCATAAGTAGTTGTATCATGAAGCACGATGTATTTTTTCGCTTTATAGCCATGTTTAAACAATTCTTTTTTAAGTTGTGAGTAAATATGTAAGGTATCAATAAAAAGTAAATCAGTAGGCTCTATATCAATTTTAAGCGTATCTGCTTGTATGAAGTTCCAATTAGGATAAGCATTTAAAGCAATATCAATGTTTGGATGAATATGTAAATCTATTCCTATTAAAACACTTGGGTTTCTGTACATAAAAGCCCATGTGCTAACAACTGAACGCACTCCCATTTCTGTAATGTGGCTACATTCTTTTGCTAAATCGTAAAGAACTTCTAAATGTTCGTTTATATCACTTGGAGTTTTACAAGCTTGTTGGTAATTGTCTCTAATTAATAATTGATTCATATTGCTTTTTTATTTCTTTTACTTTTTTATATTCTGTTTCTAAATTCATTTCTTTAATCAAATAATAAAATTGTGAATTTTCTTTTATTAATCCTTCATAATTATGTTTTTTAATAAATTCTTTTACAAAATCATTATCATTTAATAAATGAATATTATCATTATGTTTCCATGTATTTTTATGAGTTGATAAATGCCTTTTACATTGGTTAATTGTCAAGTAACCTATATCTATTGTTTCAGCAATATATTTATCTTTTGTATAATCATTTATGCCTTCGCCAATATAAGCACCGTCACCAGTATATTTATAATAAGCATTTCTGCCAATTGCATTAACTCCAAAATAAGAATAACCACATAAGTGAAATAATTTAATATGTAACAATCCTAATGCTTTTGTTTTATCTAAATTTTCTTTAATACAAAATTCATTTATTACTTGTTTACCTAATTCAGTTATAATAATATCTGCCTGATTCCAAATAACAAAGTCCACAGATTTATCCAAAAAAATATCTTCAATACATTTATTTTGAGCAATTGAAATATCTATTGGTTCATTAATTTTATGGTTTATTATTTTAGATTCTATTCCTTTTGACTTTAAATAATTGTAATTTTTTTCATCTGAACAATAAATAATTAAATCAGAAAATTTTGACAATAAAAACTCCAAAGGGTAATTTATTTCCTCTTGGTTATCCACGTATGTAGCGTGTTTAATTATCATATTGCTTTTTTATTTCGTTTACTTGTTCTAAAGTTAAATATTTTTCGATTGCATGATAGCCTAAAGTTCCTAAATGGTATTGAGTTTCACAGCTAAATTTATTTGCAACTTCTACTGGTGCAATATTTAATTTTAAAAAGCTACAACCCCACGCATAAAAAACGTCTTCATTCATATCAGTTTCAGGATTACAAACGTCTAATATTTTTAACATTGCAGATTTATGCCTAAATGATAAACCACCATTTCCAACAAAAGGGTGAAAATTCCAACATGCTCCAATATAATCATATTGGTAAAAATCTTCAATCCCTTCTCTTAATAACCTGCTATCTTCTTGAAATATTAATATATTTTCCTCTTTTATTTTATTCCAAAATTCAATTGATTTTAAAAGCTTGTTATATCCTCTAATATCATTTATTTCTACTACATGAAATTCACAATTAAGCATTTCTTGTAGGTGCCTATTATCTTCTGTGCTAAAAATATAAAGCTTTGTATATTTAGGTAAGTAATATAAATGCTCTGTTATAACCTGATATAAACTTAACCTTCTTGTTTCGACTATTACCGCTGCTAATTCATGCATAGTTGTATTGTATATAATTTACATTTCCAAACTTCAAATATTCCATCATAAAAATGATAAATTATCATATTAAAGTTTTGTCAAAATTAGGATGTTTTTTAAGAAAATCAGGCATTTTATTTTTATCAAATTTAACAGCATTCCATAGGTTTATTGAAACTGGATGCAAATCACCAAAGTTATTTTCTGGAGTCCATTTGTAAAATACTTTTTCTAAATAATCAGCTTTAATTTCATTAGCATGTCCAAAACATGAGTATTTATATTCCATTACCGCTTTACTTTGTGCTGTACTAAAATGATAAATAGTTAAAGGGCAGTTTAAATTCTGTAATGAATTATGATTATTTAAATTCTCAATCCTTATTGGTCTGAAACCGTCCAAACAAACATAATCAAAACACCTCCAAAAGTTAAGATAGCCATTTATTCCATAATACCTTTCATTATGCGTATAAGCGTAATTTAAAGCATTATTTATTTCTGTAGGCTCAAACACTTCGTCCGCATCAATAGTTAGTATTAAATCAAATCCTTGTGAATATTTTTTTGCCACACTTCTATGTATATTTTCTGCTCCATAAAATTCAGCTTCATCCCAAATTAATTTATTTCCTAAAACTTCCTCACAAACTTTTCTAATATCTTCTGCTTTGTCAGGACAATTCAAAATTGTTTTAAATC